AGACACAGCAAAGTTGAATAGCTCTACAAGAGGCGCTGGGCCTGATGCACGTCCACCAAACGTTTTTAGTCTTGCACCTGCAGGGCGAACTTTGGTAACATCCCATTTAGGAATCTCGCCAGCCCATAGGAGCGCCAATAGTTGACGGAACGCTTTAGCCCAACCTTCTTTACTGTCCTTCACGACGATTGTGGTATCACTCTCGAAAAGCTGTGGGACATCTGGCAGCTTAGTCACGAACTGTCGCTCAACACTGAACCCGACACCAGTGCCACAGAGGAGGATAAACATAGCCTCGTCAAAGCTCTTGGGATCATCAACGGGTAGGTACGAACAGTTGTACCCTGCTGTGTTGTCACGCTCTAGCGCTGGGCCAGCAGTCATCATAGCTCTCATGGATGGCATGATGTCTAGGCTCAAGATAGCATCACGAATTTGATTGATGTAGCTGTCGTCACCTGCAACGGGACGCACAACGTTATCCATGTAACGCTCTACTGTTTCATCCCAATTCTCACGTCCCTTGCCATCAAAGTATTTCGCATACCGTGATTTGTGAATGAATGACTGGTAGTCTGTTGGTAAATAGTTGCTCAACGGTTATCTCCACTTCCCTTTAGTTTGCCGCGTTTCTGGCGGTCATCTAGTTTCTCTATATTAAGCTGCAGCACTTCCTGCAACCCTCGTCCGTAAATGTTTGCTAGTGCCGTAGCATAAAACACTACATCGCCTAGCTCTTTCATGATCTCTTCATTCTGAAAACGGCTGCTGTCACGAATAAGTTTCTTGATCTTCTCTGCAACCTCACCAGCTTCTCCTACAAGACCTAGTGTATTCTCTACTAAGCGATCTGAACCTGATGTCATGATCTTCTTTTCTACCCATGCAGAGTACAGGTCTGCCCAATCTACTTCGTCACTATCTGTAAAGTTCTCATAGTAACCAAAGCTCTCTAAGTCATCTCCACTTATCATTGTCTCTCCTTTACAACTAAGTTTTCTATTTCAACATCGTCAACGTCATACATTACGTTAGTGATCAGATCGTGTACATCTTCCTCATGATTATCCTCATAGGCAGACAAGAAGTTGTTGTCCTCGTCTACCTTCACCACGAATGTTACGCTAAACTTTCTCATTTATGCTTCTCATTGTAGTTGTCGATAAGCCACTGCAAATAGACCTGCGCTTTCTGTAGGTCTTCAATGCCGTTCTTATACTCGTGTCGCCATACATACTTCAAAACATTACCTGCCATGTAAGCTGATGTACCGTCCATAGTAGATGTCATAGCACGGATAGCTTCAATACACTCAATACCAGCTTGGTTGTAGTGTACAGGTTTGTTTACTGGGTCTGTCATGCGCTGCCCTCTGTCTTAGTCCACGCCTGTAGCTTGATAACGTTACCGCTATACGCTTCCTTGGCTGCTTGCTCTTCTGCTTCAATCTCTGCTTCTGCTTCGGCCCAATGCTCAGGGAACATCTCTTGAAGTAGATCAGAGCGATACCCATCCCATAAGTCTTCTGCTTCAGGATTCTCTTCTAGGAAGCGCTGGGCTACAGCCATAGTCACAGCCATATCCAAGGCTGCACGTTGTCCGTCTGGATCGCCTTCCTTACCAAAGATAAGACCTGTCTGTATTGCACCAGACCAGTCGTTCTCTTCCATGACAGGGCGTAGTACAATAGCGATCTCGCCTGTCTTTACCTCGTAACCCATTAGGTTCTCCTTTTTACTTTGACACGTTGCTCTTTCATGCGTGTACCTTTTTCTTTCAACCAGTCTTCGGGTATTACCCTATGCGCCCATTGAAAACGATACTTGTCACACCAATCTGAATAACGTGATTTAGCACCCTTGTAAAGTTTTGCATTAGCATTGCTGAACACAAAGCGAATGTCTAAGTTAGGGTGTTGTTTCTGTATTTCCAGATGCTTGCGACGATCTGCCGCACTGAATATTCCTTTAGTTTCTATGATGATCCCGTTGTCCAACTCAAAGTCTGGCGTGTATGTGCGATACTTCAGGTCTTCCCATTCGATCTTCAGCTTTTCATATTCAACTTTCTTCTGGCGATCCTTGAGAAACGCAGCAGCCTCTTGTTCAAGGCCACTACGATATGTTTTGCTTAAATGTCTACGCTTCATCGCCAATAAACACGTAATCCACCTCTGGTGGGTTTGCTGATTTAGATACCCGTGAAGGTAGTGATTTCAGTGTCGGGTGACACTTATGTTTGAAGCTGCAAAACTTACAACCACTAGGTAAAACAAGATTACCACTAGGCTTCTTGTAATACGTTTCAGGCACTGGCTCGAAGCAGCGCTCGAAAGGTTCATCGTTTTCGATGTAGTCCACTAGGTTCTGTATGTCCTGTAGTACGCTCTCTGTGTCTGCAGAGGACGCATCAACGTACTTGAACTCACCATTACCTTTGTTGACTACCCACCAACCACCAACATCTTTACCTGCTGCTGTGGCGTACCCTACAAGCTGTGCGATGTAGCCGAAGCTATCACCTTGAGCTAAGGCATCGAAGGATGCAAACTTGTTCTGGTATGACCACGGTGATGCAGACTTAACGTCATCAACCTTGCCATCCATAACCATGTCATACTCACCCTTGATCTCCTGACCATTGGGCAACTTGAGCGTGACAACATCATTGTCTTTAAACTCTGCACCTGCTGCACGAAGCAGCCCCTTGAACACGGCCTCTACAATATCGCCAAGGATCATGTTCATCAGGAAGTGCGGAGGTAGAGGTGTCTTATCCTCTGGGTCATTCTTCTCAAACCACAACTGGCATTTAGGCTTTCCAATGTTGGACATACGTAGACGAAACTCATCACGTGGCCCTGAATTGAATTGCTTATTCATAGCAGCCTGTACGTCAGAGGCGACTTGTGCAGTCACCTCCTCAGTCATGCTTGCTTCGCCAGCCATAGCCTTCTGCAAGAAGTTGTAGACCATAAGCTCCGCTGGGTGGTTCACTCGTCCACCTCAACAAAGTCGTTATCAATGATGTCCTTTACCATGTTTGCATCAGCATCAGACAACCCATTCTCGCTACGCTCATTGTGCATATCCAGGATTTTACCATTGCTGTACTCAATCAGTTCGATGAAGTCACGCAGTGTGTCGTTATCGTGATCAGTGATGTCGATCTTGTCACCTAGTGATGCTACGATCTTACCAAACTTAGCACCTGTTGGGATGCTATCTTCTACACCAACCAGTTTGACAGTAGTCATGATAGGCAGCAGGTTCTTACGCTGTAGGCCATTCAATACCATGTCGATGCTCTTCAGTGAGTCACGGTTCTTAACATCCATTACGAATGGGATGTCTACATACTCACCGCTGACAGGGTTACCTGCTTCATCAATAGGGTTGTCCAGTGTTACTGTACCATAGAATACCTTAACACGCTTGACGCTACGCATGATTGCTTTGGTTGCATCAGGTAGTGATTGGAAGTCTTCGATGTAACCAGACGGACGTCCAAGGTTAAACCCACCAATGCTATCCTTCAGGTCACCATTCAGTGAGTTAGACAAGACAGACTTTTCCATCTCGTTTGTTTCGCCATTCCAGCGTTGCCATTGTTGGCGCTGGGCGAAGATACGTACAGAGATACCAGTGCTGTACACTGTATCGTCGCCTTGTGTAAGAATGAACGCACCGACAGGAACAACCTCTGTCTTGATCATTTTACCGTTAAACTCAACCTCACCCATGATAGGCTGGTGTTGCATACCGATACGTGCGATTGAAGGCGTAGCCTGTCCTGTAGAGGAAGATACACCCATAAGCTCAGCCATTGATTGACCTCGCTCGTTAGCTAATGCTAATTCGTTACTCATTTCTATACCTTTCTATAGAGTCAAAGGAGTCTTAGTTATACACTAAACGTCTTTCTGGTCAAGCCAATTATCGCCTAATTTAGCTTCTAAAAGCAGAGGTACATTCATTTCTACCCCATACGTAGATGCTACTAGATCAGCCAAGCCATCGTTCATGTCTGTCACCATGTCTATCACCTGCTGAACCTCGTCAGGGTGTATGTCGATAACTACCGAATCGTGAACTGAATTGACGATGCATGACTGCATTGACTGTAGACGTTTGTGCATTTCATTCAAGACGACAGGAACAACATCACCTGTGGCAAACCCTTGCACGGGATAGTTCTTGATCATCGTGAAATGACTGACGCTGCCATTGCTGCGCCGTGTTACATCAGGGAAAGCATACTGTCGCCCTGACACGTTAGTGATTTTGTTGAACCGTATAGCTTCGTCCGCTAGGTTCTTGTGCCATGCAGCTACGCCTTTGTACTTCTCAGTGAAGTGTTCATAGTAGGCTTGTTCTGCTTTTGAACGCCCATACCCTGTCGCACCAAAGAGGGGTGCAAATGTGTGCGCCTTAGCTTCTTGCCGTGTCGTTGGTTGACCTGCATCAGAGATAACCTGTGCCGTGTAGCTGTGTACATCAAATCCTGTTGCGATTTCTTCCATTGCTGTCTCGTCTTGTGCAAGGAATGCTGCCGTGCGAAACTCAAGCTGTGCAAAGTCTGCCTCCATAATTTTGCCACCGTCCCAGCGCGATACAAACACCCGCTTAACAGGGAATGTACCACCGCGTGGCATGTTTTGCATGTTAGGGTTACGTCCACTGAAACGTCCAGTAGCCGTGATGTGCTGAGTTAACCCTACGTGTAGAAACCCATCTGGTTTAGTAAATGCAGTAATTCCTTCGACAAACGCGGAAAGATAAGAAGATACAGCAGATAGACGCTTGAGATCAGAGAGAAAGTCCCCAGCATCACGCATATTGTTATTTCTAGCAGTAGCCATAAGCACGTCGAGATTATCTTTACCAGTGCTGAACCCATTGGCGCTAACCCACTTCTTACTAGGGGCAGTGAACTTTAGTCCTGCAACCTGTTTCGTATTCTTTAGCTGAAAGCCACGTGCATCACAATCCTTACACTTGTTAGGACGTGCATACTTTGTACCATCTTTCTTTACTTTATACGTTTTCCCTTGCCCTTCACACGTAGGGCAGGTGAACGCTTTAGTGCGGTAGATCGTTTCACTATTCGCTTCGACTGCTTCTTTGTATTCTTGAACAGTTGATGT